AAACACCACATATCATAAAACCAACTGGCAGTACCATCAGGTGTTGAAATAAACAATGCCCAACCCTGTTTATCAGCTAAAGCAGGTCTAATAACTTCTGCCCATACATCTCTATCCATAAATGCAGCTTCATCTAATACAACACCAGCTAAACTTCTACCCCTCAATGCCATCGCATTTTCTGTTCCCTTTAACTCAATAGTTGATCCATTTATCAATTCCAGCCTTAAATCAGTCTCATTCTTACTCTGAACCCATACCTTTGGTACTAATCTCTTCAATTCCTTCCATGCAATATCCTTTGCCATACGATAAGTGGGAGCACAATAAAAATAAACTTCACCTGGCCTGTTAATAGCACCCCTTAACAACTCAATACAACTCAAATAACTCTTTCCAAACCTTCTTCCAGCAACCAACACCCGAAATCTCTTATCACAATTAAATACTTCCCCCTGGGCATACCTTAAACTGATTTCTGGTCCGTTTTTTACCGCCATATACTCAAAAATAACAGAAATTTCAATTAATACCCCCTCTTTATAGCCTATTTCAGCTTTTTTAGGTTATTATTTCATTAACAACCCTTAACAAGATCAAGTCCGTGGCTTCTTCTACTTTTCCAGATAACGTATTTAATAATCCTCTCGCACAACCAGCTAAAAAAAGAACTAGATCTTCAATCTCAGATGTCTTAAAAAGATCTCAACGTCTATACGCTAGACAACTTGAAGGTAAAACTACTCGCCAATTAGTAATAGAACACGCAAATATAGAAGGTATTTCTGAAACTACCGCCTGGCAAGATTGGGATAAAGTTAAAGTCTGGAATAATGAAGATTGGGAAAAAGATAGAGAATCTCTTCTTCCTAGACTTCAAGCTATGCGTATTCGCCTTTTTAATAAAGCAGTAAAAAAAGGTCAACTTCAAACTGCTGCTCAAATTCTTGATAGCCTAGGCAAAGTTATAGGTGAATCTGTAGAAACTGTTAATATCCAAGCTCCTGAACTTTCAATTCGAGTAGAACCAAAAAATTAACTGATATATATTTAAGTTCCCCGCTCCTGGTCAGAAAAAAAATTATTCACCTACGGTCCCCCCAAGTGCCTTGCGGTCCTCTGAAGTTCATAAAAGTGCCTTAGAGAGCATGATAGTTACGGCAAGTTTAAAGAAGTTCAATAAAGTTTCTGCAAGTTCAAACAAGTTCAAATAGGTTCATAAAAGTTTCTTAAGGTTCAATATATTTTTTTCTGGTAACTTGTCTGTACTTTTATATCAATCTGATATATACTAAATATAGTTATGTATTTTTAATTATTCTTATATGTTCATTTCTTCTAGTTCTTTCTTAGTTCCTGAAGTAGCAACACTTAAAAATTTTGCAGAATACATAACTAACTAAAAACAAAAACTATCAACTTCTCAAACCATGACCAATTCAATTTCACTCTTTCCTACTGAGGACAGACAAACCCTAAGAACAGAAAAACTAAAAGTAGATTTTAGATTAAGTTCTTATTCTTGTTACTTAGAAATAAGTAATAATTCAAAAGAACTTTCAATAGATCTTGATGCAAAAGTTATCAAGAAACAACTATTAGAAAGTCTTACCAGATTAAGTTCTACTTACTCTCATGATCAAGAATTAATTATTGAACTATTCAAAATATGTGTTTCAAAAATTGATTCAATGCCAGAAGAAAAGCAGGACGAACTTGCAAAATACTTTGTAGAAAACATTAACAATGAGGTTAAGAAGTAATGCCTAAACCTATTGAAATTATTAAAAACAGAAAAGGTAAAATCATTCTTGGTTTTATTTATGTTTCTGCTGGTTCTAGTTGGTATTCAAGTAGTGAAGATGCACCAGAACTAATTTGCCTTAAGGCAGTTAAAAACGCAAAGTCATCTTGGAAACATCTTTTCAAATGGAAACCAGAAACAAAATGGTATGTCCATTTATATGACATATCGAATTGCAAAAATGGTTGGTCAATGACCGATTATGGATTATTTCCAATATTAAAAGATGGTCGAACTCGTGGAAAAAGACAAATTAAACAATTAGCAACTCAAGTAATTTATTTCTAATTATGCAAGACACCAAGCAAACTCATGTAAAAGTAACAATGCCTAAGGATTTATATTCTAGGCTTGTTACAGAGTCACTCAATGTACTAGGAGAAGAAAATCTTAGTCAAATGATTAGGACTATTTTGAGGAAGCATTTAAAGTGAAATTTATTTCTATTCCTTACATACTTTTATTCTTAATTCTTATTTAAAACAATGATTAAAACAATCGAATTAAAAAAAGTCATCTTTACTCTAGATATTGATTATCTAGAGTTAGTTGATGCAGTCGGGTTAGACTATACGAAAAGAGGAACAGATTTAAAAGTTTCTGTTTATCTTGATGAGGAAGAAATGACAGAATATTTTGATAAAGATCCTTATAATTTCGCATTTAATTGTCTTAATCCCGAACTCGCTGAAAGTTGCTCAGATTTTAAAATATACAAGATGAGCAAAGAAGAACAAAAAGAAATAATTAATAATGATGATGAAGAAACTGGTTATATTTACAATTAGAGATATTAGAAAATAATTAACCCTAAGAAATTAGGGTTATTTTTTTAATTATTCATTCTCAATAATTTTTTTAATTGAAAATAAAAAAATCTCGAGAAATTTTTTTTATTTTTTTTTTAAATTTTGGAATAATATTTTGAATGCAATTTTGAATGTTTTTTTATTGAATGTAAAATTATTGAATGTGTTTTTTAATACTTTATTTTTATATCATTTTTATATATAATAAAAAATGTAGATTAATTACTTCTCATGACTACAATAAAAGAAAATCACGCATTAAACAATGCTATAGGCCATATAGAAAGTATGGTTAAAGATTTTAAAAAAGATCAATTATTTGAAAAAATAAATGATTATGACGCACAAGACCAATTAAGAGAAAGTGTTTTAAATAGTGCTTTATCTGTTGAATTTAGAAGTGGTTGGTATTCATCATTAGATGATGAATTAGTACCCGAAGAATTTAAAATACTTCTTTCATGGGGTGGGCCAGCTTTGAGAATTATTGGAGAATTGGATAATTATGGCCCAGTTAATCCAAAATTACAGTTTCAAGATTGGGGTACGCCTTGGACAGATTTTGAAATTACAGAAGATCAACAAGACGCCCTTAATTGGTTTTGTAATTGTTTCTATTTTGGGGGTTAATTATTAGAGACTTTTAATTAAGTCTCTTTTTTTTATTGCTAAATCCGTAAACTTAGTTTACAATAACTTATGGACACTTCTCAAAATTATGACAGTTCAAAAAAACAACCCTATGAATGGGCAACCTATGAATGAATTAATTTTTCAATCAATCATGGGAGAATATTTAATTGACCCTACAGAATACTATGAAAATCAAGGTATTCGTAAAGCATACGCTATGAATGATGAGTCAATGCTAAGAAAAATTCTTGAATGTGAGTATTAATTATGAATTGGACTTCAAAAGAAAAATCTAAGTACTGGAATAAAGCCTATCAAGAGTATTCTCTTGAGAGTGGTTTATCTCTTAAAGGCTTAAGTAATTGGATTAAGGTTAATCCTTATGTAGCAGTAGCTATAGAGGATAGAGCTATTGAATTTTTAAATCAAAAAAACTAAAAAAATGAAAAACATTACAATTACAAAAACTGAATTTAATACAATTACAGAATTTATTTTTACTTTTGAGCAAAGTGAAAATCATCTGATATGTCCAGTACAAAAAACTAAAACATTGAATGTAAAACATTCTATTGATTCTAGTGAAAAGGACATTATTAAAAATATGGTTAGAACTGCAATTAATGTTCTAACTAAAGAAGAAC